TCTTGCTTCTTTAATAGCTCTACGTGTAAAAGAAAAAAATCCAATTCTATTAGCTTGAAATCCTTCTGCTATTTTTTCTTCTAGTATTCTTAATAGTTCTGTAGTTTTTCCAGTACCAGGACTTCCAAATATCTTTAAAGTTTTACTGTCCATGTTTTTTATGGATATTAACTAATACTTGATGTTGTTTATTAGATAATAAAATATGTTCTTCAGATTTATTTAATTTTTCAATTACACTATTACAAAAATCTAATTCCCAAGTATTTAATTTAGTTTTATCCATACCATTTAAAAACTTAACTAAATTTTTATATTTATCTCCTTCAATTCTTTTTAGAAGTTCATTTGGTATATCTCTAGGAGATACTTTTTCTATTTTTAAGTTTATCATATGAAAGTAAATCATACGACATACATTCACGTCAGTTAAAGCATCGTGCCAATCATGATAACCTACATTAAAAAAGAACTCATGACACTCTTGTAATTTAGGAAATTTATAATCTTTATACTGACCTTGTAATTTCATTTTATCTTTTGCCATCATCATCGTACAAAAAATATTATTAGGTTTTTTAAATTTCATATGAAATAGATTAAATGCTCTTTCTATTATTTGTAAATCAAAAGCTGTGTTATGAGCTACGAGTGTATCAGCTCTACCTAATAGTTCTGAAAATACTTCTAAAGCTAACTTCATAGGTACACCTGTATTTTCAGCTTCTTCTGTAGTTATGCCATGTATATCAGATGCATCTTTTGGAATTTCAAAAGGTATATGACTAGGTTGTATTCTAAAAGATATTTGAGATACCACCTTTTCTTTATCGTCACAAAGTTGTGCTGCTAAACTAACAAGATGTGGTTGTTCTTCGTGATCTGATTTTAAATCTCTACGCCAAAGTCCATTCGTTTCTGTATCAAAAAATAATATCATTATCCCTTTCTTAGTGCTAATTCAACACCTTTAACTTGAACTTTATTATCTACTTTATTTTTTTCTCTATCATTTTCTAAAAATAAAATAGCTGAAGTTAAAGCATCACTACTTACTTCTTTTTTATTAGCATAATCAAGTAATATATTTATAGCTTGTTGTTTATTCATATGCCTCCTTTTCTATATTTGGTTGTTTAAATTCTTCAGTTTGATTTGCAAAATTTTTAATAGACCATACATTTACAAATTTTCCTTTAATCTTTCTACCTATATGATTAGCACCTAAATTTTTTAAATAAGCTGTTATCTCATGTAATTTAAATTCTTTAAATCTATGTCTATCTAAAAATTCCATAAAGTCATTAATTCTAAACTCAGTATTAGTTTCTAATATAATAGCTTTACCTCTAAGTAAATCTTCAGGTTCAGTAGATGAACTTGATCCAGTACAAAATCTTTCTAGTAATTCATATAATCTACCTTTATTACTTGAATCTGCAGGAGCATCTACTTCTTCTAATCTTTGCATTAAGTCATTAATAGTTTCTACCCATAACTTGTCATTAATTTTAGGAAGTAACATATTAATATTTTCAAACACAACTTTTCTAAAATCTAAAAAACTATAAATATGATTACTTTCTAATGGACCTATTCTTTTTTCATTTAAAGTTAAATAGTAAGTAGGAGGATCAGTAAGTATTTTAGTTATTCCATTAAGTGATGGCATTTCTCCATTATCATTAATTCCAAATTTACATGTAATACATTTAGGTCTATTACATACAGCATTAATAGGTGATTCACTACACCTATAATTATAATTTTTAGTTTTTAAACTTTCTAATGTATTAGTAAATTCTCTAGGTTTAAGTGGTGGTATTAAATACTTTTCATTATAATCTTCTAATTCTTCTTCCCAATTCTCTGGATCTTTTTTTCTTAAATAAACTCCTAAATTAAATAATCCATTATTTCTACCACCTTCACTAATACCACCTAAAGCTATTAAATGTTGTAAACAAGGAGGACCACCTGGAAGTTTATCTTCAGAACTATCTAATTTTTTTATAAAACTTAAATCAATTTCATCTAAACTATTCACTGAAAACTTATGAACCCATTTAATAAAATTTTCTGGTGATAATACTTTACCGTCATATAATGCATAACGTTCAGTTTCAGCTCCTCCAAAATATGGCATATTAAGCCAATTACCAACATCTTCTTGTGTTAATATTTTATCTTGTAATGGTCTTAAATCATATTTATTAAAACCAAATGCTTTAGCAATCTCTTTTAATTTTTTAATCATATGAGATGCTGGAATAAAATCTTTAGTAAATATAAAAATATGTCCTCCACCACTTTTAGAACGACATATAATTAAATTTTTCTTAACAAATAATTTTGAAATCTTTTCTAAATCTACACCCGCATAATCATCTACATCAAGACAGGCCCACTTACATTTACTATCTTCATTTATTGGAACTACACCTAGACCTATCTTACCTTCTAAGTGTAGTTTCCATAAATCTTTTGTATAAGGTTCTCTAATAGTATTTCCAAATCCGTCAAGCTTAACTCCTTTTGTTTGAGTAATGGTAAATTTACCATAAGCACGAGTTAGACCTGGAAATACATTAAAGAAATCGTCAGACAACATAACTTAAAAAGGTGCTTCTTCGTTATCCTCTGATTCATCTGCTACATGTTGATCAACATCTACTGGTTCAGATGCTTTAACTTTGCCTTTGTCTACTGATTCAGCTAGACTTTCAGCTTGACTAAATACATCTTTACTATCAATTTGACCTATTTCCTCTACTTTATATTTAAACCAACTACCTTGATCATTCTCAGCTTGAACGGTAGAAAGATTAAATTTATATAGAAAACTAGGTGGATCAATAGTTTGACCTTTCACATTAATCTTTTTCATTTTAAGAAGTGTATTCCACTTTCTTGAAACTGAAAGATTACTAGAAGTCATATTTAATACAGCAGGTTCATATGTACCATCTTCTTTTTTAAGAAGTATAAAATGTTCTGCAGTATCAACTATTTGATTATCACCTAATAAAGATTTCCTAGTTTTAGGATCAGTCTTAGTATTAGCAGGTTTCATATCATGAACTGCTACTAATCCGCCACCTTTCTCTCTAGGAACCCACTCTACGTAGGTTTTTCTATATCCACAAGGAATAACTTCAAGACTGCTACTATATAAAGTATTAGTAACTGTATTAAAGATCATACCTTCTTCAGCTCCCTCAATATACTTTTCATCTTTTTTCTTTCTTTGAGGTGAACCAGACTGAACGATAGCTAGTCTAGGAATTGTAATATCATCATTAGTGACATTCTGTAATCCTTTACCAGCATTTTTCAGAATTAAGTCAGCATTAATGTTACCTACTAGAGATCCATTACTTGCTGGCTTTTTTACTACTTGCTTTGTCTCAGCCATTTTTTATTTCTCCTTTCCGAGTTTTACTTTTGCTATACTGGCTTCGTATACACTAAAGTATTCTTCAGGTAATGTTTCACCCAAAGAATATCTTTCTTTAGCAAAAGCTTTTAATGTACCAGGATGCACGGTTGACTTTTCTTCATATGGGATATTCTTAAAATTTTTATTAAGAAGTCCTATAAGTTTATCAGCTTCATCGTACTCTCCTTTTGCAAAACTAACTTTAACATCATGTTTAATTAGTTCTGCATGACCATTTTCTTCTAACCATTTAAGAGCACCTGCTCTTTTATCATCTGGTATAGAACAAAATAGTTCGTCTTTAACTACGACTTGACTTCCATCTGCAAGATCAAATCTAGTCATATTATTACACGCTGCCATAGCATCGGGTAATTCTTTTTCTTCTATTTCTCGAATTTCAGATTTTAAGACTTTTAATCTTTCTTCCTCTTTTTCAAGAACTTTCTTTTTTTCTATTAACTTATTACCAATCGCTGTAACTATTTCTAGTCCACCTTTTGGTAATGTTTTCTTTTTCTTATGCTTTTCTACTGCGTCAAATATCCATTTATCCGACATAGTCATCATTCTCCTTTCTGTTATTATAAATATCTATCTCAACTGGATAGTAAGCTCTATGCTCTCTATCCCATTTGAGTATTTTTAGTCTACCATTATTTATATCAGATGCAACTATTGAAGCAATTGCAATAGCCACAGGGTCACCCATTGCGAGTAAAAAATCAGAATCACTAAAGTCTTTTAGTTTCTGTTTCATTAAACGTACAACAGGATCAGACGAAAAAGTTATTTGCTTATACGGTCTTAATAAAGCTATTAACTCACCATATCGACCGGCTGCAAGAACATTTACATTTGGATTCTCTTGCACTATAAACACTTTCGCCATTTCTTCTCCTTTCTATTTTTGATTTACTTTAGAATTAAAAAGTTTATATTTTAAAAAATTAAATTAGAAAACAGAAAGTTTTATATGCAAGTACAATTTGTTGATGAAAAAGATTTTTTAGAATATAAGTTTAAAACTAAACCATATAAACATCAGTTTGATGCTTTTATGATTAGTAAAGATAAAGAGAGTTATGCTCTTTTTATGGAACAAGGAACTGGTAAATCTAAAGTTATAATAGATAATATCGCTTATCTATTTCGTAAAGGTAAAATTGATACTGTTGTAATAGCAGCGCCTAAAGGTGTCTATCGTAACTGGATAGCTTCTGAATATGAAACTCATATGCCAGATGATGTTAGAGAATTTACACGACTTCAAGTATGGTCACCTAACGAAACTAAAAGTAATATAGAAGAATTAGTAGAATTTTTAAAAGAGAGTAATAAGTTAAGATTTTTTGTAATTAATATAGAAGCTCTATCTACAGAGAAAGGAAAAAATTATGTTCATAGATTATTAAATACTGGAAAAGCTTTTTTTGTAATAGATGAAAGTTCTAATATAAAAAATAGAAAAGCAAGAAGAACTAAAGCTTGCCATAAAATATATAAATTAGCAAAATATAGAAGAATATTAACTGGAACTCCAGTGACCCAAGGTCCTTTAGACTTATGGGCTCAAATGCATTTTTTAGATCCATATATATTACAAAATAGTTTTTTCGCATATCGTAATACTTTTTGTGTAATTAGAAGAAGAAGATTATCTACTCATACGTTTGACGAAGTTGTAGGTTATCAACGATTAGAAGAACTTCAAGAATTATTAAAGCCATATAGTTTTAGAGTTACTAAAGATGAATGTTTAGATTTACCTCCTAAAGTAAAATTAATAAGACATGTAGAAATGACTCCAGAACAAAAAAGAATGTATGTGACTTTAAAAAAGAGAGCTATACTAGAGCTTGAACGTGAAAAGATAGTGTCTGCGCCTCTTATAATCACACGAATTTTAAGATTACAGCAGATATTATGTGGTTTTATTAAACATGATGATGGAACTGAAGCAGTAATAGAAGGCGAAAATCCTCGTATACAAGAACTATTAGATGTTATTGAAGAGACACAAGGTAATATAATTATATGGGCTACTTATAGAAATTCAATTAAATTGATCCGTGATTCATTAGCTAAAGTATATGGAGCTAGTAAAGTTGCAACTTTTTTTGGTGATACTGAATCTGAAGAAAGACAAGAGATAGTTAAAAACTTTCAAAGTGGAGAAATAAGATTTTTCGTAGGTCAACCTAGAACAGGTGGTTATGGTATAACATTAACTAATGCTAAGACTGTAATTTATTTTAATAATACATATGATATGGAAGTAAGACTTCAATCTGAAGATAGAGCACATAGAATAGGTCAAAAAGATAAAGTTACTTATATAGACTTCGTGTGTCCTAATACTTTAGATGAAAAGATTATTCAAGTATTAAATAATAAGAAAAAATTAGCTGACGAAATAACTGGAGATAAGTGGAAGCAATTATTTGCTTAATTCTTAATTTCTTTAATACGTTTAACTCCGTGCTTATCTACTTCTACAATAGCTTCAATTTGTTTACATTCCATTCGCAAAGTATTTGATGTACCATCACGTTCTACTTTACGTTTTTGTTCTAAACATTCCGCAAGATTAGCTTTAGGAGAATAGTTTTCTAATTTTCCATTAAGAAACATTAATAAAGCAAATATTATTTCACCCATTACTTACCTCGTAATGTATCTAATTCTTTCTCTAGTTTATCTATTTTCTTTTCTAGTTGTGCTATCAATACTTTCGTATGTACGTTTTCTTCTAATTGCTTAGAGTGCTTGTCTATAGATTTAGCTTGATACTCAATTAACATATACATTTCTTGATTCTTAGGAGTTTGTTCAGCCTTCTTTAATAAATCTTGTGCCATTAGTTTTTCATTAGTTTCAAGTCTATTAAGTCTTTCCACTATTCCAAAATAAGTCCATACCGCTACAACAATAGCAGACACAATAGCCACTATATTTTTAATAGGTAATGCTACACTTGTTTGATCACTTAATTTAAATTCACTACTCATAGTTATTCTTTAGGTTTATTTGCCATAGTTCTAGCAACTGATTCTGCTGATCGTCCTACTACATAACCTCCTAAACCTATTTGGAGTAAAGTCCAAACGTCACCTGGAAGATCAATAGTAATAGCAGCACCAAAGAAGAATTTAACTATTGGACCAAATATATAATTCCATACTAAAATAAATATAAGTACATACATAAGTAATGGTCTCCATGACGATGCAAACCAACCTGCTTTAGCTTCAGCCTCTATAATTTTAGCAGCCGCTTGTAATTCTTGTGTATTAGATTGTAATAGTTGTGTTTGTAAATCAGCTTTTAATTTAGCTTGTAAGTCTTTATCTTCAACTGATTTTTCAATTGTATTAAATAATATTTTAGCTAATGGTGCTACTGCATTTAACATTGGTAACATTATGCACAACTCCTTATTATATTTGCTAATTCTTCACAACGTTTTGGTGTTTGTTTGTGCCAATTAGAATCAATCATTTGATTTGCCGCTTCATTATAATTTTGATTATTTAAAGCTTCAAAAAACTTTTTAAATTTACTTACTCCAGTTTTTCCTAATTGAAATACCATTTCTATTATAACTCCTTTTACTGTAGCTAAAACTAAATTTAATTGAGAAGTTAATTCATTAGCTCCTTCTACAGCTTTATTAAAATCTTGATTAAATACTTCTTCTAATTCTTCTATACTATATTCTACGCCTTCTTGAAAGTTGTCTTTTTCTGTAACTAAATGGCCATAGCCAATAGTGGCTTTTCCTAAAGAATCAAGATACATTTTGGGTACAAAACCCTCATGTTTTTTTATGCGTGCTTTAATTTCTTCGTAGTCCATAATAACCTTTTTTGGACTATTCTACACTTTTTTGTATGTAAATCTACTTTTAAAATAAAAATTTTTTTATTATCTACTCTTGCCATTCTTCCTATTTCAGTTCCTGACTTTCTTCTTGAAACTTTTTTAACGTCTATAAGTATTGTCTCTAAAGTTTTAGGATCCACGGCCACTAAATCTATAGCTGATTGAGTTTGACACCCTTTATATACGAAGTAACCTTGCTCTTGAAGCCAACAGATTGCTATATTTTCACAAAGACAACCGATATTTTTTTTTATCATCTACTTAATAACATTATAACTAAAGAAGCTAATCCTACGATTATTCCTCCAGCTGATGTTATTAAGATATATTCTAAACGTTTAATTCTAAAACAAATATTATCTATTTTATTATGCATTTCTTTTTGCATAATACGACAAAGTTTTTCATGATTTTCAATTCTTATATTTGCTAAATCAGCTTTATTATAAGTTCCATTAAGTGATCGTTTTCTTTTTTTTATTTTCATTTTGCTTCTTTTCTTAATTGTTTTATTTTTTCAAATTCAGGTTCTTTATATTTAATTTTACCCTCAGATCCAAAAACATATTTAGCACCTTTTAATGTTCCATCTATAACTCCACTTATTGCTTTACCCATTAATTTTTGTACAGCTTTTGAAACAGCTTCTGGTGGTTGTATAATATAAGGTTGACCTGCTCTTTTATTAGAAGTTCCAATCATTGGATCTACTGTTCCTTCTTCAAAATATTTATCAATTAATACTGGAGTAAGTCCTATAGCTTTTCTAGTTTGATATTTTTCTGGAATTATTTTAGTAGAAATTTCTCTAAATTTTTCAGCTCCTTTTTCTATTTTTTCTCCAGCTTGAATAAGTCTAGTTCTACCCGCAACTTCTTTTACGACTTGTCCTAATTTAGATTGATCTAAACTAGCTGTTAATTTTGACATAAATGAAGATTGTTGTGCTGGACTTAATTCATCAAGCCATTTAGGATAGTTTCCTCCAATAAATTGTTTTTTAACTTGTTCTATAAAATCTTTATAATTTAAAATTTTATCTAATTGTTTTCCAGATCCATCTATAGAGTCATAAATTCTTCCTAATCTATTAATTACTAATCTATTATGATTTAAAGGACCGTAGATCATATCAACAAATAATCCAGCTTTATTAGCAGCTCCAGTTAAACCTTCACCTGTTAATATTTTTTCTGGTTGTTGTAATAAAGTTAAAGCTCTACCTAAATCTCTATGAACATCATAAAATTCTTTACCCATAAATTTTTCTATGATTCCTTTATTATCTTTTAAATATTGTAATAATCTAACTCCATCAAAAGCTTCGTATTGACCAAATCTACCTTTAGTTTTATTATACATATTTTCTAAAAAAGCAGTTTGAACATCTTTATAATATTCAGATCCAAAAGCTTTTTTTAAAACATTAACATCTGTAGTAGGTCCTTTTTGAATAATAGCTTCTACTATTTTATCTGGAGTCCAATTTTTAATATCTAATCCAAGACCTGGAAGAACTTTACTTCCATTTTTAATTAAATCAACTTTTTCAGCTACATACTTTTCTACTTGTTGTTGAGCAAAACCAGGTCCTTTTTTAAATTGATTAAATAAATCATCTCCTAAAATATTTTTAAAATTAGTTCCATATTTTTCCATAAATTCGCCATGAGTCATTTTAGCTGCTCCAGCTTCTCCAGAACCTTTAACTACTGTATCGTGATAAAATTTAAATAAAGATGATTTAAATTTATCTTTATTTGTAAAATTTTCATTTTTTAATATATCTCCTAATGCTTTAGAATTAGCTCTAGCACTAATATTATCACCCATAATATTAGTAAATATTTTTTCAGATTGTTGATTAGCTGATTTTATAACAGCTGGTGTAGCTCTACTTCCAATAACACTTGCTATATCTTGAAGAGAACTATTTTTAAATCCAAAATCTAATTGAGTCCATTCATCTGATAAGTTTTTTAATAATTCATTTCCAGGTTTATTTTCTACTGTTGCAATAGCATCTTTAATATTACTTTTTAATAATCTTATTCCTCCTAATAATTTAGGATTTTCTAAATTTTGTTGTTCTAAATTTCTTAAAATATTTAAAGTTCTTTTTGCATCACTGTAAGTTAAATTTTGTAAAAAATCTTTATTAGAAAAAGACTTTTGTAAATCTTTTAATATATTAAATGTTTGTTGATATTCTGGTGTTCTAAATAATTCTTTTTGTCTATTAGTAGAAGCAATAATTTTATTCTCAGCTTCTATAGCAAGTTTTTCTGCATCGGTTGCATTTTTAGGAATAGATTTTAATGGTTGAATTTCAAATTTTTTAGGTTCATCAAATTTACCTTCTGATAATATTTTTCTCCATGTTTTTAAATTATCTTTTGATAAATCTAATTCTACTCTTGTTACTTCTGGATTTTTTTTAGCAAAATTAGTTATTTGAGTATTTAATGTACTCATTCTTTCTCTAACTTGTTCTATTAATTTAGAAGTATAAAATCCAAAATCATCTAAAGAAGTTTGACTAGGACTAAAATTTAAATTTTTAAATTCTTTATCTCTTATTAATTGATTAGCAGCAACACTTCTATCAGCATTAGCTTGTTCACCAATAATAATAGTTTCAGCTTGATTTTTTATTCTATCTTTAGCTTTATTAATTCCTCCTTCAGTAAGATCATTAATTCCAGTTAATTCTGAAGTAACTTTATTTTCAATATCTTTTGCTACAGATTCATTTCTTCCTAATAAATCAGCAACTCTCTTTTTTTCTTCTTGTGATAAATTTTGAAATACTTTACTTTGCGGTATAGCTTTTTGAATATTAATTGCAAGATACTGATCAATTTGTTCATTAGGAATTCCAGCATCAATTAATTTTTGTCTTGCAGCAGAAACTGTATCTATTAATTCTTTATCAAATAAAGCGGAAACACCTTTTTCTTTAACTTGTTTTTCTAAACCTACTATTGAATCAGTTAAGTGTTTAGATAAATATTCTTCTCCTGATCCAAGGACATCAAATCTTCGTGAATAATAAACTAAATATGGAACTACTTTTTGAAAAGCACCCATAGTAAGCCCTGATACTGCACCTTTTTTTAAAGATTGTTTAATTGCAAGCTCCATGAATTGTTCATCACTTAAATCAGATTGAAGTCCAAAAGCTTTTCTACCAGCCATTAATTTTATAAATTCTCCAGAAGCTTCTCCTATTCCTGCTCCTGCCGCTGTTCCTAAAACTGGAGATATTGTACTTCCAGCTACCGCTCCTGACGTAGATAAAGTAAATGGAATAGCATCACCTGATATAGAAGGAACATCACCCATATCAGCACCTTCTTTATTTACTGAATAAAAATAATTATCTCCGCCTAGTTCTTTAGGAATTTTATAAATTAAAGCATCATTTTTTAATCCACCATATCCAACATCAGCTACTTGTACTTTAACATCATCTTTATACTTATCAATTACTTCTTTAGGAAATTGTTTAGATAAATCATCTATAATTAATTTTTTAGTATTCTGTATTAAAAATTGTGGTTCTGAAAATCCAAAACTTAAAGCAGCTCTATTTCCCGCTGATAATCCTTTATCAGTTCTTATTCCTCTTGCTTTAACCATATCCCAATAACCAGGAGCAAGTGTATTCATTAAATAAGTATCTGGATCTGTAATACCATCTTCTCCTGAAGGATATTGTATATTACTTCCTTCTTCTAATTTTTTTAAAGTATTTATTCCTAATTTTTTATCAAATCCATCTAAATTATTTGAATCATCAGTTATAGTTCTAAGTCCTTTAGATTTTGATTCAAATATAGATTGAGGTGTTTTTGTACCTTTAATTAAATCTTGAGCATCTTGAACGGAGTAACCTCCTTCGCCTACAAGTCTTTCTATAGTAGAAACTTCTTCTTGAGTAAATTCAGCCATTTTATTTTACCGTTTTTCTACTTTGATTAAATTCTTTTAAAATTTGATCTCCTATTTGTTTTTGCTGAATTACATCTTTTTCCCTACTTTCTTTTATAGAAGAATACAAATTAATATCTTTATCTCTAGGAACTGTTGGAGCTATTTGATTATAGTATTTAGCTGTTGATAATTGAAAATTAGTAGCTTGTTTAGGATCATCTATATTATATAATTTTTTAAGTATTTCTGGATTAACTAATTTTTCATTTTGTGCTTTTAATTGAGCTTCTGAATCTTTTTGTGCTTTTAATCTAGCTTGAAGATTTCCTGGTTCTTTTGTAACTATATCAAAATAATTTTTAGCGTTTACATCTGCAAATTCATCAGTAGCTTTTTGAGATGCTATTAATCTTGTTAAAGCTTCTCCAGTTAATCTTCCACTACCAAATCCTTTAAATAATTGTTCTAAATCTTTTTCTGATACTGGATATAAATTTTTAGCATATCCAATAGCCGCTTGAGTTGTAAGAGAATTTAATTGTTGTTGAAATGTAACTTGATCTTGTAATGACATTTTATTAATATCTTTACCCGTATAGTCAGTTATTAATTTATCATATAAATTTCTATCTTCAGGTTTTAAATAAAGTAAAACTTCTTTTACTGGAAGTAGAGCATCTTCAACAAGTCCTGTTGGAAGTGTTTGACCTTTACTTGCTGCATTTAATAATAAATTAAATCTTTGTTCTAATACATTTTTTTGTGGAAGTCTTATAGCTTCTGATTTTTGAAAATCTTCAATATCTTTTTCTAAAGCTTTTTCAGTAGGACTAGCATACATTCGAGTAGGACCTGCTAAAGCTTTTTTAAGAGCTGCTGTAGCTTTTATATCTTCTATATCTAATTTTCTTGTTTTTTGTCTTTGAGCTGTATCTTCGGCAATTACATCAGTTACGTTTTTAGCAATTTGTCCTAATGGGCTTCTAGCTTCAGTTAATGGTTTATAACGAGAAGCTTCATCTATAGTTTTTAAAGATAACATAAGAGCAAATCTTCTCTTAGGATCATTATAAGTTTCTTCTATTTTATTTGGAAATTCAGTTGCAAAATTCTTTAAAGATTTTCCTACATAACTTCCAAAATCTGCAAGAGTTCCAGTTAATCCTTTATCTTCTTCAGTTTTATTTCTTTCAACTGCTGCTTGTGTTTCTTGATCAGCTTGAACTTGTGATCTTAAAGCATCTTCGCCACTTAATACTACACTTGTTGGAATAGTATTGGATAATGAATCACCGGTATATACTTCAATTTTTTTATCTTCTTCCATTTAATTAACTCTTTTAAATTCAACATCTACTTTAGAATAATCTACCATTAAATATCCATCATCATTAAAGCTAGAAGCATGAGGTACTTCATGAGCCATAACACCTTGATAAACTTTATCATCACCTTTATAAGTGAATGTATATATATTAATACCTGATGGAGATTTTCCAATGTAATTTATATTATTCTTTAAAGCTATATCAGACATTGCGTAGATAGATCCAATTGCTCCTAAAGCTCCTGTAATTTGACCAAATGGACTTGGACCTTGCATTGGAGTAGAAGTGAAACCTGTTCTTTCTTCTCCGTAACTTCTAATTGGAGCCCCTGCTAATGCACCAATAACTTGATTGATTTGATTTTGTTCAAATCCTTGTTGTTCTACGAAATCTCTAAATGCTTCAGTTAATCCAGCTTGTTCTATTCCTCTTTCTTGAGCTCCAAATTGAGCAAGTCCTGATGAAGCACCCGCAAGAGCTGCAAGTTGAGCTTGAGAAGATCCTAATTGAGCTGCTCGATCAGCTGCAAATCTTTGAGCACCTGATTCAAATCCAGCTTGACGTAATCTACCTGAGACATCTCCTACTTGTCTTAAATATTCTCCTCCTAATACTCCACGTTGAACTCCTTCACGACCTCCACCGAAAGCACCTGTTTGAATAGCTTGAGTTGATAAAGCTCGTTGTTGACCTTGATATGCTCTTTCAACATCACCTAATGCTGATTGAACAACTTGATTCTCATATGGATTCATATATTGTTGAGCCATTTGAGGAGTAAAAGTTTGTGCACCAATAGCAGATAATTGACCTGCTTGTGGTAAAATTTGTTGACTATAAACATCACCAGCTTGTTGTTCAGTTGGTGTTAATTGAGCTATACGTTGACCTTGATAAGCTTGAAATGGTAATTGACTTTCAGTTTCTGCACGTCTTAAAGTTCTTTCTTGAATCTCTTTAAAGTATTCAGGTATTTGATAAGTAGTCGTTGATTGTTGTGGTGCTTGTACGACAGTTGTTGATGGTTTAAAAATACTACCCATTGATTATATAAGTTCCTCCAATTACGTCAAATCCAAGTTTTAAAAAAGCAACATGTTTACGTGCTACTTCTTTTCCTTGAAAAATTTCACAAATCGCAGTTAAACGATTTGCTTTTGCATATTCTTTTAATACGACCATCATTGAACGAAAGACACTATAATTTCGATAACGTGGATTCACATGAAGCCATATAGTTCTTAAAAATTTTTTATCACTATACCACGTTTCATCTATCGTAGCGCCTAATGTACCAACGATAATATTTTCGTATTCTACTACTATAACAAAACTATTCTTAATGTAAAATATAATATTTTCAAGACTTTTTTTATTATTAGCATTTCCAAAGTTAAAAGGTGCTTCTTTTAACCATGTTTTTAGTAATTCTCGTATATTTACAGCATCCGCAATACGAGCTTGTCTTATTTTATATTTATCTTTTTCCATCTGCGTTTACATTTACTCTTAAAGTTCCAAATCGCCAGTTATCTCCAATATCATTAGTTTGTAATCTAATAGCAACTTGTCTACCTCTAGCTCTAACACTATTATACCTAGTTGTAGAATTAGCTACAACATTCGTAGTTTCATATTTTGTATCATTAGGATAATCTCTTGTTCTTAAAGTAATTGTAGCATTACCCACTTGATTTTTAAAGTCGGGTATTATTTTATCTATAAAACTAAATTCTTCTCCATCTGCTATATCTCCATCACCTGATTCTATATATGATACAATGGCACTTCCATCAGCATTGACACCATCTTCTATATTATAAAGTATAGTACGACCTGAAGTTAGACCATTAATTGTACTAATTGTATTAGCAGTGCTATTAGGAAAATAAGTTCCACCTATTGGAAATTCAGTTACAGCATTATCTTGATAAATACTTCTTTCAATTGTTCCAAAGTACCAAGAGTTTTCTCCATAATTATAAACTACATATCTATCTATTTGATCAGAGTTTGCAGAACAATAATACCAAGTTGCTTCAGCATAGAAAGCATTAGATCCACAATAAACTTGTGAGTATTGAACTTTATTAATATCATCAAATACATGATTAATAACTGGACATTCTATTTCTTGAACTGTTCCTGCATATCTAAAAAATTGTCCATCCGCCATCCAATATGCTATATCATTTATTATAATAGTTGCATTTAAACTTACAGCTCCGCAATCATTACCTAATTGTCTAAATCCATAAATAAAAGGAGGACCTACATAAGCCATAGAATGCATTGCAGTATCAGTCCATACTAAAATAGTTCCTTTAGCTGGTTTAGCTGATCTAATTTCGCTACCACCTGATATACGTTGAGAACCTGCTGTATTAATTACATTAGGTGTCCATTCGTTATAATTTTCTTGATCAGACCAACGAATAAAGAGTTTATCTTGAGTAGCTGTATTTCCAATCGTTGTCTCTGTTCCAAAACAAGCTAGTATTCTAGCATCAGTCGCTACTACTGATAATATAGAAGTTGTTGGAGCATTAGCAATTATAGTAGCTCTATTATTAGCTTGAAAACCTATAGATGTATCCCATAAATAAGTTGCTCCATTTAATTGAGTTATAATTAAATCTTCTCCCCAGTTATTTATTGACCAGTTTCTTAAATCAATTTCTACAGTAGAGGTAATTGCTGGATCATTCCATCCTTGAGCACCATTCCAAGGTCCTGCGTTCCATCCATATCCAAAAGTTTGAATAGAAGGACCTATATTTAATTGATATTGAATTGTAGCATTTCCATTAGCTGTAACCGTAGAAGTTGCAGCTGTATTTGTTAATATAACATAAGCATCAACATTAGTTATACTTTGAATTTCAAATTCACCTGTAAGAGAAACGTTTGAAATACCACCGACATTTGCGACTGATACATTAGAGATAGTAATAAAATCACCATCAAGAGCATTATGATTAGTTTGAAGTACAGTTACATTAGCATTAGAAGCTACTGTGCTAAAACAACTTATAGCACTATTTGTTTGTCTAATTGGAGTAATATCAGCATTTGTTCCTTCTTGAGTAACGTATATCTTACGATCAGTTCCTAAAGAAGTATAACGAGCACCTGCTAAATCATACCAATTTAATATAGCTCTTCCTACTCCTACATAATAACTATTGCTATATTTAGTCCAACCCCCTATTTTTTGAGGTAATCCTTGTCTAAATCTTATCTTATCACAATCGACCCAACGTCCTTCTGCTCCAGTTTCGGTGTCTAATGTATCTAAGCCAGGCTGAAATGTAAGTTTTGTTAATGGCATAATTTGCCATTATATACAAAAATTTATGAATTTATACTATTTTTTAAACCAA